GTTATTTAACAGACAACTCAGCCAACTGGAATACTGCATACAATCGAAGCCTGATATCGGCGGCGGTAACTGGCACAACAACTAAAACCCTGACGCTTAACAAGCAGGATGGAACCACATTAACAGCCAGTTGGTCGGATTTGAATACTGATGCAGTTACATCTGTATTTGGCAGGACGGGTGCAGTGGTTGCAACAGAAGGTGATTACTCACTGACACAGTTAAGTGACGTAACCTTAACTTCGCCAGCAAACGGGCAATTACTGCAAAATAACGGAACAGCATGGGTTAACTGGAGTCCAAACTACTTAACAGGAAATCAGGTAATTACGCTATCTGGGGATGTTACGGGGTCTGGATCAACTTCAATCACAACAACACTTGCTAACAGCGGGGTGACTGCTGGTATTTACGGCAGTGTTACGCAAGTTCCGCAGTTCACAGTTGATGCAAAAGGCAGGCTTACTAGTGTTACAAATATAAGTTTATCAACCACCTTTGACGACAACGTTTTTACTATCCAAGATAACGACAAGAAGCTACAGTTTCAGGTGTCAGGGATTACAACAGGAACAACACGGACTTTAACTGCACCCGATGTGGACGGTACGATTATCACAAGTGGCGATAGTGGAACAGTCACAAATACGATGTTAGCTGGTTCTATTGCCGACACCAAGCTAAATATAATTACCACAGCTGGCAAGGTGGATAATTCAGCTACAACTGCTGAGAGTGCAAATACTGCTAATGCAATTGTTGCGCGAGATGCCAACGGTGGTTTTGCGGCTACTAATGTAAACCTAAGCGGACAGTTAACTATCACACGAGCTAACAATACTGGCACTGGTTTAGGTCAGATTTATTTAAATGGTGCAACAAGTAATAGAATAGATTTTAATAGCAATGGAGTCGCTAACCCAGCTTTTACTACTCGTTCGGTTGGCACAAAAATTGTTTTATTTCCATATATTTCTGCTAGTTCCGTCGATTATGCTTTAGGTGTTTCTTCTTCGACTTTATGGTATTCTGTACCAACTGTAACTTCTCAGCATCGTTTTTTTACATCAACTACAAGTGTTGCTAGAATTACAAATTATGGAATGCAAATAATAGCAAATTTATATGAAGGTAATGCCCAATTTACTGCATTAAACACAACCGCAACATTAACAATTGCACAAATTTTAACAATTGTAATTGAAAGCACACCAACTGCTAATATTACATTTACTTTACCAACTGGCACAAATACAGATGCAGGTGTTATGTCAAGTTTAGAAACTTTCGCAAGTTTTACTTGGTCTATTGTCAATATAGCAACTGGTTTTACAATAACTATGGCTGGTAATACTGGTAATACTTACATTGGAAATACCACTATTGCTGCTAATACTTCGGCATCTTTTAGAACACAAAAAACTGCCGCTAATACGTTTAAAACTGTGAGGATTTAATCATGGCTAATGAAATCCAATTCCCATATTTGTCTACAGGGTTACTTACCCTTACAGCAAAATTGTATCAAAGTGGATCAGCAGGCGCTGGAGCAGGTGCAATCACTGGAATATCATTAAGTGATAGTACAAGTGCAGGAGTTTATTGGGGCAGCGTACCAACAAACTTAGCGACCCCAGCGGGGCAATACACGGTCACAATTTATGATGGAGCCAATCTGGTCGGATCTGGTCAAATTCAATGGGATGGAGCAAAAGAAATAATTGCCAACGATTTAGCGCGTGAGGTGACTTTAGCTGGCAAAGCAAGTCAGACCAGTGTCAATTCTATTCCGACCAATCCGCTGCTTACAAACGATGCACGATTAAACACATTGGATGCAAACATATCAAGCCGTTTAGCATCATCCACTTATACCCCCGCACCATCTGCAAGTACAGTTTCGGCGGCAGTATTATCTGAGGTGGTGGAAGGGACTGTTACAGTAGTTGAATCATTAAGATTATCAAATTCTGTTCTAGGCGGGAAAGTATCGGGAGCGGGTACAGACACAAACGTGTTTAGGGATTTAGCAGACAGTAAAGATCGGATTACATCAACAGTGACGTCTTCTGGCAACCGAACCAACATCATCAAAGATTTAACGTGACATGGAGCATTTAGCCCAAGAGCATTTTCAAACTGAATATTTCAGAGCCCTACTTGGTTATGTAGAAAATGGACTCAGGCATTTTCAACTATCGTATTTTCAAGCGGAACACTTCATCGCTTTACGGCAGAAAATCATAGAAGAAATAGAACAAATTGTTCGTTTTCAAAATGGCAACAAGATAAAGCATAAGAAAAAAATCATAGAAATAAAAACAAAATCCATAGCTTATGATGAAGATGAAGAAGAATTATTCATAGTTGGCGCGTTATAAATCATATTTATGCCTAAAATTGTCGCAAAATCTTAGAAAATGCGACAAAAATTATGTAAAAATTTATCATAATGGGGGAATTATGAACAAATCATTAAGATCACACGGAATGCAGGTTAGGCAAGCAACGGTTGAGCCTACTACGTTCAATGAGCAGGATGCTAGTGTTGAGGTGGTTTGGACTACTGGCGCACAGGTGCGGCGGTTTGATTGGTACAACGACTCTTATTATGATGAGGAGCTAGTGGTATCAAATGATGCAATCCGAATGGACAGATTAAACGCTGGCGCTCCAGTCTTAAACAGTCACAAGGCCAACAGCTTAGAAGATCAAATCGGGATTGTTGAGCGAGCTTGGATTGACAACAATCAAGGCATGGCAAAGCTGAAATTCAGTCAACGCAATGAGGTTGCTGGCATTGTTTCAGATGTCAAAAGCGGTGTTATCAAGAACATATCAGTTGGTTATAACGTTCGTAAGTTTGAGGTTACAAAAGCCAAAGACAGGATAGACGGCGGCCAAGTTGATCTATATCGTGCGGTGGATTGGGAGCCTGCTGAAATCAGCTTTGTACCAATTCCCGCTGATGCAGGGGCGCAGGTGAGGACTCAGCCTGAAGGCGAAAACCTTGTGGAATGTGAGTTTGTTTATCGTAAATCCAAACAGGAGGAAACCAAGATGGATAAAGAAAGCAACGGGGCAGCCGAAGGCGTGGAAGATGTAAAAGTCGACCACATCCAACGCGCTGCTGATATTAGTGAATTGTGCGCGCGTCATGGCTTGGCTAAACTAGCCCCAGCTTTGATCCGTGAACAAAAGAGCATTGAGCAAGCCCGTGAGGTGGTTCTAAACGAGCTAGCCCGTGCTGACGCTGCAAGCGGTGGACACAAGAACGTGATGGCCATCCAGACCGTTCAAGATGAAACCGACGTGAAGCGTGCAGGCATTGAACAAGCTATTGTTCATCGTTTGAATCCAAGTGAAAAACTTGATGACAACGGCAAGCAGTATCGTGGTTATTCCTTGATGGAATTAGGCCGTGATATGCTTGAAGATGCTGGTGTGAAAACTCGCGGTATGGACAAAGTACGTCTCGCTGGCGAGATTCTTCATTTCCGTGCACCAGGAATGCATGGCACAAGTGATTTTTCTAGCTTGTTTGCCAACGTCGCTGAAAAGCGTCTGCGCAATGCTTATGATCAAAGTGCCTCGACTTATACCGCTTGGGCACGTCGCGCTCCTAACGCTCCTGACTTCAAAGCAATGTCGGTGGTTAACCTTAGTGGAGCGCCAGACCTGAAGCTGGTAAACGAGCATGGCGAATTCACTTTAGGCGCAATGTCTGATGGTGCTGAAACCTATCAAGTTGCAACTTATGGCCGTATCGTTTCAATTACCCGTCAAGCCATTATTAATGATGACTTGCGTGGCTTTGATCGTTTGATTACTGCTTTCGGTTTTGCTTCACGACGGAAAGAAAACGAGCTTGTTTACGGTCAATTGACTGCAAACGGTAACTTAGCTGACGGCTTGGCATTGTTTGAAGCTGGTACGCATAAAAACTTGGGCACTGGTGCAGGTTCTTCGCTGCAATTCTCTTCGCTATCCGCTGGCCGTACCGCCATGCGCTTACAGAATGGTTTACAGAAGGAATCGCTGAACATTACCCCTGCTTATTTGATTGTGCCTGCAACGCTTGAGCAGACCGCTTATCAGTTGACAAGTTCGCAATACGTACCTGCGACGCAAGGAAATATCAGTGAATTCCGTGCTGGTGGACGTGCTTCGTTAGAAGTGATCGTCGAGCCTTTACTTGATGCTGGTAGCTTAACCGCTTGGTATCTTGCCGCTGCGACTGGTCAAGTTGACACCATTGAGTACTGCTATCTTGATGGCGCAGAAGGTCCGGTTGTAGAGAGCGAAATCGGCTTTGAAACTGATGGCGTTTCCTACAAATGTCGTTTAGATTTTGCAACCAAGGCTATTGATTACCGTGGTTTGTACAAATCCAATGGCGTTTAATCTGAAAGGAATCTGAAAATGAAAAACTGGGTACAAGAAGGTGAAGTAGTTACGCTTACCGCACCTTATGCGGTAGCAAGTGGCGCAGGCTTGTTGGTTGGCTCCATCTTTGGTGTGGCAACCAATGCCGCAGCTAACGGCGCTACTGTTGAGGCCATATTAATTGGTGTTGTAACTCTTACCGCCTTAAACACTGATGTTGCTTCAGTAGGCACAAAAGCGTACTGGGACAACACCAACAAGCGCGTAACGATTACATCCACATCAAACAGCTTGATTGGTGTTTTCACTGCGGCTAAGGCCAACGGTGAAACTACCGCTACTGTTCGTTTAAACGGCGTTTCTGTTTAATCAAAATGGCTTCACCTTTTGCAGCAATTGAGAGCCGAATCAATGACTCGGTTTTTAAGCACCTTGCGAATCGTGAGGCCACTTTGAACGGTGTGACTGTTTCTGGCATCTTTGACGACGCATACAGTGCAGCAATGATTGGTGATGTTGGAATGGAGAACACTCAGCCTATGTTCACGCTTAAAACGTCATTGGTGGTTGGTGATCCGGTGGGTCAAACAATCACGATTGACGGGATAGGGTACATGGTGGCTAATCATAGACCTGATGGTTCTGGGGTTAGCCGATTGTTATTGGAGTATTTATGAGCATTATTAATACTTTAGTAACAGCCATGATTAGTAAACTTGAGGAAGCCCCTGCTATTGCTGGTGTTTCACGGGTTAGAACAAGGCCGTTATCCATTACAACGACAGAGCAAATTGTTGTAAGACCTGAATCATCTGTTGTGGAAGAAACTTTATTGCAAAGTGGGCACGGCATCCAATGGCGTACTACGGTTGCAGTTGAGTGTTACGCAAGAGTTGGAGCTGGTACTGCGCCCGATGCGGCAGTTGACGGATTATTGACAGATACGGTGACACGATTGATGGCAGATCAAACGCTAGGCGGTGCAATTGTTGGGATGACACCGGCTCAAATTACTTATGAATTTGAAGCGGATGGAGATCAAACAGTTGTCGCCACAATTCTCTTTAATTGTTTGCAACGGGGCGCAAATGGCGTACCCATATAAGGAGCAATCATGGCTTATTATTTTCCTGAAGGCGCACAAGTGCAATTCAGCAATACATTGGGAGCGGCTATCACTGTATCCGCTGCAACCAATGCCAACCCTACCGTGTTGACGACCTCGGCCGCGCATGGTTTAACCACTGGTGATGAGGTGTTATTCACTTCAGGGTGGGAAGATGCAACGGATAACATTTTCCGTGTTACCGTGTTGACTGCAACCACTTTAAGCCTGCAAGGTTTGGACGCAACCAACACAGGTTTTTATCCTGCTGGTAGCGGTGGCGGTTCCTTGTACAAGGTAACTGGCTGGACTACCGTTCCTCAGATTCTGACGGTGAGCACCACGGGCGGCGATGCACGTTTTACCACTGTTTCCCCCTTGGCTAAACGCAATGACATCAACATCCCGACGGGTTTTAATCCTACGTCTACCAGTTTGACGATGGGGCATGATCCTGCTAATGCTACTTATCAAACCATGTTAGGTTTGAGCCGTACCCAATCAAAATGCGCGATTAAGACCGTTTTGACTGGTGGAGCGTCCATCTATTCTTATGGTTATTTGAGCGTATCTGAAGCACCCCAGTTGAACCGAAATCAGGTAAATCAGGTGAGTGCAGCGATGACGGCATTAGGCCGCGTGATCAGCTACGCTTGATGTTTTTTGGTGCAGTTGGGGCGGGCGACCGCTAATCAGACCTACGCCCCTGATTAACCAATTGCACCATTTTTAGGGCGTAAACAAAGGGCTAGGCAAATGGCGATTAAAATTGTTTTATCAGATAAGGTAAAGCTGAAAATCAAAGGTTCGTATGTGAATGAAAACGGGGGAGATAGCCCGTTTGACTTTACGATGACAATGAAAAGACTCTCGGCAGAGAAGATCAAGGAAGAATTGGAGAACAGCGAGAAAACAGTTGTGCAATTCTTAGCTGATTTAACGCATGATTGGAGCGACGTTTTGGACGGAACAGGCCAACAGATTGCATGGTCAAAAGAATCCTTTGAGATGTTATGCGGAAACATCCATAACCTTGGGCAGATTATTCTTACCACCTATTTGTCTGAGGTAGGTGCAAAAGCAAAAAACTAGCAACCTTGGCGCGAGCCGTTGCTCAATCCAATGCAGCCTCACCCCCGCCATTACCTGAAAACAATGCTTGGGGGGAGATACTGGCTAACATTGGATTGGCTGGTCAAGGTGTTCAACAGAAAGAGCAGATTGAATATTTATGGCCGGACAACAAAGAAAACTGGTTGGCTTGGCAAGACTTGCAAACTCAATGGCGGGTTGGAATGGCGGGGCCGACAGGCTTGGATTATTCGGCAGTAATCTCGTACATGGGAATGATTGGAAGGCGCAAGGATAAGGTTTTATTCGATTGCATCCAAGCGGCTGAAATGGCTACACTAGAGGTATGGGCGGAACAACGGGCGCAAGCTGAAGAGGGTAAATAAAATGGCAATCGTTGCTAATCTGGAAGCAAAGTTTCAAGTATCAGGCGCAGAGGAAGCGGTTGCCAATACCAACACAATTACATCCGGCCTGAATGCGATGGGTGCGGCGGCTGACAACAACAACAAGAAGCTAAGCCAACTCACTGCTGAAATGCGGCAACAAGCCATGATGACTCGTATGCTAACGCCACAGGTGACAGATATATTTACCAGTCTGGCATCTGGGCAAAATCCCTTTACGGTATTTTTACAGCAAGGCGGGCAGATACGAGATCAGTTTGCCATGATGGGCATGACGGGTGGCGAGGCGGTCAAGAGTATCGCAGGTTATTTCACGCGGTTGTTAACCCCGATGAATTTGGTTATCGCTGCAACTGCAACCATTACCACTGGACTAATTAAAGGCGCATTGGAAGCTAGAAACTTTGCGCGAGAGATAGCTTTATCGGGTCAATCAGGAGCTTTGAGTTATGGATCAATTCAAGCTGCATCACGTTCGTTTGCTGAAGAAAATAATATATCAATTGGTAAGGCCATTGATACGGTAGGAGAGCTGGCTAAGAGGTTTGGATCAGTCAATGAGAAAGTATTATTGTTGGCAAGCGCAGGAACCAAGATAGCCGAATTAAGTGGAAATCTACCAATTGAAGAATCAAAGGCGCTTGCTGATGCTTTTGATAAGGGTGTAATTGGTATTAGTCAATTAAATGAGAAATATCGATTCTTAAGCCCTGAAATAATGAAAACAGTTCGAGGGCTGATAGATCAGGGTGAAACCACTGAAGCCTTGAGAATTGTCACTAATAATTTGGTGGAAAGTTTAGGCCAACGTATGCCTGAAGCACAGGGTTACATTGGTCGGTTTTTGGACTTTTCGATAAATGGGTTTAAGTCTTTGGGTCAATCTATCTCAAGCGCTTGGAATAATCTCAAACTTTTGGGGGCTGGTGATACAAACCCAGTTATTGCACAGCGTGAGATTGACACATTACAGCAAACTATTGCACGTTCACAAAAAAGGGTGGATGAATTAAATGCCCGAAAAAAAGCAAATGAAAACAAATTACTTCCTGGTGATCAAAAGACCTTAAATTTTTATCAATCTGGACTAATAGCCGACAGAGAAAGACTAAGCGAACTATTGACACAACAGAACGATGCAAATATTAGGCAAGCTACTGAAGCCAAAAGATTAGCAGATGAAGAGATAAGGCTATACAACGAAAGCGCAGAACGCAAAGGGCAAATACAAGATCAAGGGCTGAGGGCTTTAAGCAGCAGGCTAGCGCGTGAGCAAACCTTGCGGGAGCGTGCAGCAAATCAAGAGCGTGCATTACTCATCGAGGGTGAATTGACAAAAGAGCAATTCGCAAAGAATGAGAAAAAGCGCATTGAAGCTGAATTGCAAGGCCGTTTAAAACTAGCACAAGCTGAATTATCGGTTGCTCAATCCATTGAGATACAGGGCACAAAGATACAGGATCGTAACAAAGAGATCGCAGCAAAAAGCCAAAAGGTTACAGCGGCTGAAGCACAGGTTCAACAAGCCTTACAAGCTATTGAAGCTAATCGGGCTAGGGTGTTAGATGATCAACTCAAAAAGCAAGAAGAGGCATTGAAGAAGCGGGAAGAGTTCAACCAGCGAGCTTTGAAAGATCAGGCCGAAGCCCTAGAGCGTGAAAACAAAGACTTAAACGCTATCAAAGAAAAGATTGAGCAAGAAAAGCGCTTAACAGATGTGATTGGATTGAAAGGTCAAGCCTTGGCTGATGTGATAGCTAAGCAAATAGAAGACGAGGCCATATCCAAAGAGAAAAAAGCGGCTGATTTAGATTTGATTGAACCGAACAATGAGCTATCAAAGGTATATCGTGAGCAAGCTGATGCGTTGAGAGACTTGGCCAAAGCTAAGCGTGACCGCACCCTGAAAGAAGAAGCCGAGAACGTAAGGAAAGAAACCGAGCGTGAATATGAGAAGCTATTTGATAACGTTTCGCAATCTTTGAGCGATGCAATTATGAGCGGCGGGAAATCAGCGGGCAAGATGTTGAAGGATTATTTCAAGACGCTGGTGTTGCAACCGATTGTTAAGACTGTTATGGAGCCAATTGCAAGGCAGGTTTTAGGCATGATTGGCATTGGTGGGTCTGGTACTGCAATGGCTGGACAGGCTGGAGCGGCAGGTTCAGGAGCTGGAGGTTTGGCAGGCACATTGAACAGCATAGGTTCGTCGCTGGGCATGCCTGGGATGGCTGCTACTTTAATGGGGTTAGCTGGCACTCTCAAAGCTGGCGCAACAATGGCGATGAGCGGCGGGACAATGGCATCACTGCAAGGAGCTGGTTCAATGATGGCCAATGGGTCTGTATCGTCTGGATTGGCGCAAGGAGCTGGAACGCTCGCCCCTTGGATGGCATCGGCACTTATCGGCAATCAAATTGGTAAAGCAATATCAGGCGGTTATTCAATCAGCGGTGGGACAGGTAACACAGCAGTTATAGCAGGGCAGGTTATAGGCGCACTTGGGGGGCCTATTGGTTCTATCATTGGCGGCGGAATCGGCGGTTTGGTTAACCGTGCTTTTGGTAGAAAGCTGGCTAACGTTGGTATTGAGGGAACCTTTGGCGGTGACATGGGTTTTCAAGGGCAACAATTTACCTATGAAAGGGGCGGTTGGTTTAGGTCAAGTAAAACAAGTTACAGCGCCATAGCAGAGGATACAAGATCGGCATTAAGCCAAGCGTTTATTGGTATCCGTGACGGTACGGCACAGATGGCCAGTGCATTGGGTCAAAATGTCCAACAGGTGAAAGACTACACAACATCCATCCGCATATCCACGATGGGGTTATCGGAAGCGCAAACAAAAGAAGCGATTGATAAAAAGTTTAATGAGATCGCAGAGGCAATGGCTAAGGTGGCGTTGGGTGGTGAACAATTTATTCGGTTTGGCGAGACGGCTGCCGAGGCATTGCAGCGTTTGAGTTCTTCACTGTTAGCGGTGAATAATGCGTTTAACCTTGTTGGCATCAAACAATTGCAGGGCATAGGAGGTGCTGATATTGCTAGTCAAGTGGCTGATGCGTTTGGCGGCATATCTTCCTTTCAATCAACGATTGGAAATTACTTTGATAATTTCTTTACGGCACAAGAAAAGCTAGCTGCAAACACACGGTATTTAACCCAAGAATTGAGAAACGTTGGAATAGATCGCCTACCCCAGACGCGGGAAGAATACAGAAAACTGGTAGAAGCGAATCAGGCATTGATTGGAAGCGGCAACCAAGAGGCGATACAAAAGTTTGCAACTTTAACCAAGCTGGCTTCAGACTTTGCTAAGACTTTTGCCGTAATTGATGTTGCATCGGTTCAAAAGAACATTCTGAATATCAATACATCGTTGACAAAAGCGGTTGATCAATATCAAATGACATTATTATCTGTTTTTAGCGGTGGCGGTTGGTTTGGGACTCTAGCCAAGAAGATAGGTAACATAACTGTTAATAGGCTGGTTAAAAGCGCACAGCAATTGGTTGAAGATTCTATCAATGCTTTAGCCGGTGCATTTGGTGGAAGCGACGCATTAAACCAATCGTTTAGCACTTACATCGAAAACTTCAAAACGCAAGAAGAGAAGATCGCCATGACAACCGCGAGCCTGACGGCAACGGTTTCAGAGCTTGGAATTGCATTACCTAAAACCCGTGAAGACTTCAAGGCGTTGGTGGCTTCGCAAGACCTACTCACAAGCAATGGCCGTAAAGTGTTTGAGGTGTTACTGAAGAATCAGGACGCATTTAACAGCATATACACCGAGGCAGAAAACAAGGCCAAAGAAGCCGCAGACGCAGCTAAGCAGGTAGCCGAGCAATGGAAAGGGGTCACTGAATCCCTTATGGAGCAGGCCAAGCAGATTAGGCGTGACATGGTGAAAGACACGGCTGCAAGTATGGCAATGGCGCAAACCGAGTTCACTATTGCCACGGCTAAGGCAAGGGCAGGTGACATCGAGGCGGCGCAAAAGCTAGGGTCACTGGCTTCATCATTAATTGATGCAGGAGCGAGTTATCTATCAAGCGGGTTAGACTTCAGGCTATTGCAGGCAACCACAGCGGCAAGCCTAGAAACAACTGCTATTGTGAGAAATCCGTTATTAGATGCTTCACGGCAAACCGCTGATGAGGTTACAATGTTAAGAGAGGATTTGAGAATATCTCAAGCGCAATTAGCTGCGATGATGAATCGCGTAGCCAAAGTTTTAGAGCGGTGGGATGCTGACGGGCAACCAAGCACGAGGGTTGAAGTATGACGACAGACAACCTAATTATTATCCCACCTATCACCATGACTGATGCAAAGTTAATCAGTCATTCGGTAGCTGAAAACGATTATGATGCATGGGTTTCGGGCACTGCATATCATGTTGGTGATCGGGTCATGTATTTACCCAATCACAGTATTTATCAGTGTGTTGCAAACTACAGCGGGACGGTTAGCCCTGATTTAAACCCAACACATTTTGTTTATGTCACCAAGACAAACAGGTGGAGGATGTTTGACACATCATCCAGTTCAACCACCACAAGCGCATCAACCATTAGCGTAAGAGTAAGGCCAAGCGAGGTTATCAATTCAGTTGCATTGTTTGGGCTTTATGGTCAAACTGTTCAGGTACGCTTGATAGACCCAGTGGAAGGTACTGCTTACAATCAAACAAAATCCTTAAACGGGACAATAGGGCAAAACAATTGGTATTCCTATTTCTTTGATGTGGTTGATCGCAAGGATCAAGCATTATTTACGGATTTACCTGCTTTTGGGACTGCTGACGTGTACATCGACGTGACGACAGTTGGTGGGAATGCTGCAATCGGATCGTGTGTGATAGGACGGGCTGCCACGTATGGGTTATATGTGACACTCGGCGCAAGGGTTGGGATTGTTGACTATTCGCGCAAAGAGACAAACGCTTTTGGCGAAACAAATCTTATTGAGCGTGCTTACACAAACAAAGCTGAATTTGATATTTGGATTAGAAAATCAGAGACTGACTCGCTCAAGAACAAACTCGCCAGTTTACGTGCAACCCCTGCGGTTTATATCGCCACGGACAAATACAGCGCCACAACGATTTTTGGGTTTTACAAAGACTTTGGAATAACCCTAAGTTACCCAGATGTGAGCGTGTGTAATTTAATCATTGAAGGACTGACATAATGGCAACGACAATACCAACCCTACCACCCGCACCGAGCAGGGCGAATGATACCCCTGAGCAATTCAGCAACAAGGCTGATGCGCTTTTAGGAGCTTTAAGCGGCTTTGTAACGGCTGCAAATGCACAAGCTGGAGAGAATAACACGGCGGCAACCAATGCGGCTGCAAGCGCTGCAAGTGCTGGCACATCGGCATCGAGTGCAACGGCAAGCGCATCAAGCGCAACGGCAAGCCAGACGGCTGCGGCAATTAGCGCAAGTGCTGCTGAGGCTTTTGCTCAACAGGCAAGCGGGACGGCCATATCATCGGGGACGGCTAATGCGGTAGCTTACTTGGATTCAAACAAGTATTTAAAAGCCACTTCGGATTTGACATATAACGGGTCACAGTTAGGTGTACCACCAGGCACAGTCTCCACTCCAAGCCTAACCACAACAGGCGACGCCAACACCGGCGTTTATTTCCCCGCAGCGGATACGGTGGGGATAGCTACAGGTGGAACGCAAAGGATTGTTGTTGATTCGGCGGGTAACGTGGGGGTTGCGACGGGTTCGCCAACAGCAAAACTGCACGTTGAGGGTGGAGCGCTTATTGACGGCCTAACGGTTGGTAAAGGTGGTGGCGGTTTGGACACAAACACAGCAAGTGGGCGTAATGCGCTTTACTTCAACACCACGGGCAACCACAACACCGCTAATGGGGCTATTGCGCTTTACTTCAACACCACGGGCAACAACAACACCGCAAGTGGGCGTGATGCGCTTTTCAGAAACACCACGGGCAACAACAACACCGGAGTTGGGTTTCAAGCGCTTTTCAACAACACCACCAGTAACGAAAACACCGGAGTTGGGTTTCAAGCGCTTTCCTCCAATTCCACATATTCAAATTGCAGCGGGCTTGGGAATGGCGCTCAAGTATCTGGAAGCAATCAAGTGCAGCTAGGGAATAGTGAAACCACGACTTACGTTTACGGCAGTGTTGCCAATCGGTCAGATGCACGTGACAAAGCAGATGTTCGAGACACTCAGCTTGGCTTGCAATTTATTATGGGACTGCGCCCAGTTGACTATAAATGGGATTACCGAGAAGATTACAGGCCAGAAAGACCAGCGGAACCAGCCCAAGACGCAACTGACGAAGAAAAGGCAGCACACAAGCAAGCCTTAGATGATTGGATTGTGGCTTGTAAGCCTGAAAACATTGTCAAAGACGGTAGCAAAACCCGCATACGTTATCACCACGGCGTTATTGCTCAAGAGGTAAAAACGTTAATAGATGCGCAAGGTGTTGATTTTGGTGGATACCAAGACCATACAGCTAACGGTGGTGAAGATGTTTTGACGTTGGGCTACCTAGAGTTCATTGCGCCAATCATTAAAGCCATTCAAGAACAGCAAGCCATAATCAAAACCTTATCCGACCGCATTGCAGCACTGGAGGCAAAATGATTGAATACAAATGGTGCATAGACCCGCTGATGGTCGGTACAAATATCAACGGCTTGGAAAATGTTGTTCTCAAAGTTACTTGGATTTGTGAAGCTAGTGACGGTGAGTTTCAATCCGCAACATCGGGTTATGTCCCTATTGAGCTAGACCCCCAAGCAAAATTCAAGCCTTATGAAGAATTGACAGAGGCTGATATATGGTCATGGATCAGCCCACATATTGATAAGACAATAGTTGAAGAAGGCTTGGCGGCAGTTATTGAATGGCAAAAACACCCTGAATATTTATATTTACCAACACCTTGGAGCCAAGCATGATGTGGCTTTTACCCGCACTGTGTTTTAAAATTTGGTTTTGGTGGATACCTGAAATCCCCGTTTTGGAGATAAAGAAATGAATAAAGAAATCACGTATGCCTTGGCAAGGCACTTTTTAACGCTTTTGGGCGGAGCAATTGCCGCAAGATATGCAATTGACGGAGCCACAATTGACGCAGCTTCAGGAGCGATACTGACATTGGTGGGTGTTGCATGGTCAATCTATGACAAAAAGGCAAGATGATGGAATCTGATATTCAACGCTTAGAGGCTAAATTAGACAAGCTAACAGAAGCCGTCATGCGCTTGGTGGTACTCGAAGAGCGACAAGCACAGCAATCAAACGAAATTCATAGATTAGAGGGAAAATTCATATCATTGGAAAATAAAACATCTGATGTACGAAAAGACCTTGATATGTGGGTAAATCGTGGAATTGGCATTGTTGCGTTGATTAGTGCAATTTTTGCTCTTTATAAATTATTTGTTTGATAGGGTTTGTGGATATTGTCTTGCAATACGGGGGGGGGGTTTAAATGGTTGAGCAGTCGATTTTTAACCTAGCTATTGCTGGTTTTGGGGCAATTGGAGGGTTCTTCATGAAATGGCTTTTCAGTGAGCTGAGGGATTTAAAAGACAAAGCCAAAGAGACGGATAATAAACTGGCGCAGGTTGAGTTATTAGTGACGGGTAAATATATTACGCGCGATGAGGCTTTAGCCGTTTTTGATAAGATGTTTGAAAAGCTGGATAGAATTGATGAGCGTTTGCCACGTTTGATGCAGCGTTAATTCATAAGGGGCGTACATGATAGAGCAGGTTTTTTTAGCCGTCGTGTTGAGGGTTGTGGATGGTGACACTTTTGCGGCGCAAGTTCCCGTTTGGCATGGTTTGACGGTATCGACATTGGTTCGGTTAAATGGCATTGATACTCCTGAGCTGCGAGGTAAGTGCGAGCACGAGAAATTTCTTGCAGGAAAAGCTAAGGATGCTTTGTCTGAAATTCTAAACTCTGGAAAAGCAATCACTCTACGTAACGTAGACGATGACAAGTATTCAGGTAGAGTTTCTGCTCAGGTTTTTGTTGATGGTGATTCGGTGGCTGACAAGTTGATAAAACGGGGGCTTGCTAGACCCTACGACGGCGGCAAGCGATTACCTTGGTGTAGCCTTGGAGGTGGATATGGGCAGCCGTAGAAATATTCATTAAAAAACTCTAGGAAACCTATGATACCCGCACTTATTGCCCCACTACTTTCACAAGGTTTAGGACTTTTGGCTAATGCAGTAATGGCCAAGGGCAAAGACTGGGTGGAAGAGAAAACAGGCGTTAAACTCGACAAGCCTCTTAGCACCGAGGACGCTATCAAGCTAAAGCAATTTGAGCTTGAGCACGAGCAGGAATTGATGAGGTTACGTTTAGAAGAAAAAAAGCTAGACATATCCGAGTTAGAAGTTCTTGGGGGTATAGCAAAGAACGATGCGGATAATGTGTCGGATCGTTGGAAAGCTGACATGGGCGCGGATTCATGGCTTTCTAAAAACATACGCCCAATGAGCCTAATTGCACTGTTTGCAGGATATTTTCTGTTTGCGCTACTATCCGCGTTTGGGTACAATGCTAACGCAGGGTACGTAGAACTGCTTGGGCAGTGGGGTATGTTAGCAATGGGGGCGTATTTTGGCGGTAGAACTTGGGAAAAATTAGCCGAGATAAAGGGGCGTAAATGAAACTTATTGACCACCAAGCCGCATTTTTACTGGATGTTTCAAAACTAATCCAATACGTATCTAGCCGTGGGTACACTGTTACTGGCGGGGAGCTATACCGTTCTCCAGAACAGCAAGAAATTTATGTTAAAACGGGTAGAAGTAAAACCATGAATTCCCTGCACTTATCCAGATTGGCAATTGATTTCAACTTCTTCAAAGGGGGTAAATCTGTACTTGATAAGAAAGAGTTAGAGCCTTTTGGTTTATATTGGGAATCGCTACACCCGTTAAACAGTTGGGGTGGTAATGGTATCAAGTTTGTAGATGTACCGCACTTTAGTAGGGGCGTGGATAAACCCGAATGGCGTAGGTCGTTGACTGAGGAGCTGGAAGCAAACCTACAGGAACGATTTTGACGGCTAAGTTTCAAAACGGTAAAGCAAAATATTTTGCAGGGGTGGTGGCATGATTCAATTGTTGGGCATGGTTTTGCCGATATTAGAGAGAATTTTACCTGACGAGAAAACCAAGGAAGAAGCGAAGCTGAAAGCGTTGGAGATGGCGCAAAATGGAGAGCTTGCACAGTTAGAGGCAAGTGTTAAGCTGGCACTTGGACAGGTTGAGATAAACAAAATTGAGGCTCAAAGTGGAAACTGGTTGGCGCAGTCATGGCGGCCTATTACAATGCTGACTTTTACTGGCTTGATTGTGGCAAGGTGGTTTGGGTATGCCGCGCCAGATTTAAGCGAAAGTGAATATTTAAAATTGTGGTCAATTGTTGAATTTTCGCTAGGGGCTTATGTCACAGGCAGGTCTGTAGAAAAGATTGCCCCAACAATTGCAAACGCTTTAAAGAAATGATAACCCATGAGAAAGCGTAACCACAAATACAAGCCGAAACCAATTGTTCCAACTCTTGGTTTTGCTTATACTCCAGAGCACGCTTTGCAATTGAAGCTTATGCCACACACTGCGCTGGAGGCTTTGCGGACAGGCAACGCAACAGAGGATGATATCAGTTCAATTATTATCCGGCTTGATTGGGGTGCGGTATTGATTAAAAACCATTTTGATCAAGAGCAAGCAGGGCTGATGATGAACGATGGATTAAAAGCCGTTATTTCATTGCATAATCGGAGCAAAGATATTGGCAAGTATGTTTCCAGTGATGAAGAGTTAAAAGCGATTGGAGACGCTTTAAACGCGGTTGATGATATGCAGGACTCCACCACCCGACGTGAGCAGTGGCTTGCATTAAATGAAGTTCAAAGAATTTGCGCTAGGATGTAGAGCGTTTTTTCTTGGCGTATGGCGCAACTCCATGATAGGCCATGACGTTTTTAAATGGAGCCAGATCAACGGCGGCGGGTTGACGTACAGGGCGAGAATAATCTAATTCATCGGAGATTGTGGCCAATGCTTGACGGCATTTAAATATGGCGTTTTCCATTTTGATGCGCTCGTCGTTTTCGTTTGTGAAATCCTCTTCAAGTTCTTTAATGCGCTCAGATTGCATTGTGAGCAAGATGGCGGCGTGTTTAAGAACAGATGCGTTTTTGTGCGTGCCTAAGTTCGTGGCCATTGCATTGAGACTGTAGACTATTTCAGGCAATGAGTATTCTGTTGATTCCATGGTTAACCTACTTTCATTAAGCCAAAGGAGGTTGGAATTACCTTGAATCTTCGATAGGCTTTAATCATACGAATTGATTGAGCATGTACATCAAACATTTTTGATAATTCTTTGTTGGTTTTTTCGCTGCTTCTAATGTAAGCAACATTATCAAATGTTAATTTACGATACTGGTTATTTAATGTGCGCTTTAGGCAAACATGAATGCTATTGGCCTGCCAAGATTCTGCAAAATATAATAATGGCTGGTGATTTGGTTGTAATTCCATGTGAGCAGGATTTAGACAGGCAGGTTCATTGCATGTCATTTTTACAGAAAATCTTTTCTTATCAAAATTTCCGTGATAATCTTTATAAATGGTTGACCTTAAATATATAGTTTTTCCATCTTTATAAAAAACCGGCACACTTTCGTGAAACGATTTTGCCCAGATATAACACTGTCCATCTCTGTTAATATGCTCAGGCCATTTTTGGAAAATTTCCTTTAATATGCCCTTAAGACGGTGCGGAATAGAGTGCTCATAGGAGCCAATTTGAGATAAGGTTTTATAGGGATTGGCGGCAGTCACTAACATGTGTTTTGGGTTAAGACATCTACTGTTACCACAGCTAAACGTAATTACATCACTTTTATTTAATACTTCAATTGGTGTCATTATTTCTCCTAAAGCGGCGCATCTTCAGCACCTACCATTGCCAGCTCATAATCACTCGGCAAGCGTTTGATCACATACTTTCGATTGGTGGGTTTTTCCCACACCCACCGGACGACCTCTCCGAAGTCGTCAAGTATTCCGTATTTGATTTTTGGACGGCGTTTCATTTCATTACCTCAATATTTCTGAAGAAAACGTCATAAATATCATCAACAAGAGCCGCATCATCGGCAGGGTTGTTGGTAGTTTCATGCTTGGCTAGCAGCTCATTTACCGCTAGGCTTTGGTTAACTTGCTGGATTATCCAATCACCCAACTTCATGCCTTGAGCGTTGGCGAGTTTTACCCATTGCGGCTTTGTGCCACGAGCGGCGATAATCCATATTTTGTCATAGGGTAACATTTTCAATTTCCTCAAATTGTGAAGCATCTAGGCGCACGTATTCCACGCGGCCTGATGCAGTTAAGAAGGCCGGTATCTCGGCCACTGGTGAGAGACCCGCATTGAAGCGGGATTCTAGGTCAAGCATCCAAGCCGCCAGATTTTCAAAATGGATCTGGACGCTTGGAGCGTATTTTGATAAATCAGCCTTAATTTTGGCTAAACCATCACAAGTTATCATGTACATAAATACATCCTTTAACAGTACCGCTGCAACGGTGCGCCAACGATTAGGCGCATGGGTTTATTACACCATTCTTTTATAAATTTACAAAGAAGTTAGTGATGTGTCGGTAGGCAGTGCCATTTTTTATTTTCCGCACAGTGTCCCGATTTGTGCCTTTTTCGAGGGCTATTTCAGATGTGGATCGGTCATCGTGCATAATCGAGCGAACAACATCGGCAGGTAATACAGCCCGAGTTTTTGATATTTTCAGTTTCCACGGTGTCCGGCGGTTTTGGTGCGCTTGGATATTTCTTTCTCGGGTGGTGATTAAATGCAAGTGAGCAACGGACAGGCATCGAGGATCGCCGCATTTTGAGTGAGCAAAATGCCCAGCGGGAACAAACCCGTGAATTTGTTGCCATACCAGCTTATGCAACCTGAAATTGCGTTTTAAATCAGAATCCCAGTATTGCGGACGATTATCAAAGCATGAGCCTTGCCATAGCAAGCAATGCCCATCACGTACAAAAAGCTGAGGATTCTTTTGAATTAGATATTGGATAATTGGCGCTTGGATTACTTGCATTTTTTCTCACCATCGTATGCAGGCCAGCCATATTCGCCATTGGTTTTCTTGTACATCTTAACCATGGCGCAATAATGCTCAATCTCGACTTGCTCATCATCGGTAGATGGGAAAGCGGCGGCCAGCAAGCAAACGAGCACAAAGCCCACACCCAACCATATATTAAATTCTCTGTTTGTCATTAGATGCTCCTAAACCCGCCACGTGGGCGGGTAAATGTGTTTACAGGAAGTTCATTCCTTTCATTTTGTTCTTTGATTATTTCAATCATTTTGTGTTCTATTTTGTAGCGTTGATCTTTGGTAACTAAGGCCATTAATTCAGCTGATGGTTCATCGTAGATATTTAAAACATCAAATTCGAGTTCTGTATATCCATAGTAGTCATCGGAGTTTGATTCGTGAAAATCACCTGACCCTTGCACGTGAACAAAATGTTTAATACCAATTGTGCACTGGACTTGATTCCCGTCTTGATCTTCAAGTTCCCAATCTAATTCATATTGATAACTCATGGTTTTCCCCTTATTTCAATGAGTTTATTTACTGTTTCATCCACTTCTTTTAAGAATTGAATAATCTCGGTTTCGTACTCTTGTATAAGGCTGTCATCACGTTGTACACGTTTTATAAATAGCTGCATATTGGTGGGCATGCGCGGATCAAAACTCACAAAATCGCACCATTTACGACCAGTACAGGCCATTTGCCACTGCATCTGAGAAATGTATCGGCTGGGTACTTTACCGCTGATTAGCGTATTTATGTGTGTGGACGTGGTTGGCGATTTAATTTCAACCAATCCATCCTCACCATCAACGAGCCCGTCGGGTGAGGCGCCAGACATCTCAATTGTTGGATGTTGGATCATGGCCACTTCGGTGACTAGGTTGCCAGTTTCCGCTTCATAGGCCATCCTTGCCAACGGTTCGGTTTCTGTACCATGTTTCATGGCGGGACTTGAGAAAGACTCGGTAGGTTGCCCCGTGAGCCTTTCGGCCACCAGCTCAGCCAGGTAATTAGCCCGACTGGTTGAGTAACCCGATTTGGTTTTTGCCATGACATCGGCAACCCTTGATCCGGTGACTTTCCCGAGCCTTTGAGCGTGCCATTCAGGTGTTCCTTGCACAATCATGCTTGCACCTTATCGGCTTTTACACCAGCGTCTTTTAGGCTTGCACCGTGAGTTTTCCACAGTGCGGCTTTAAGGTCTGATTTGGGAAGTGCTCCAAAGGCTTCTGCAAGGGATTTAGAGCCGTTCATCGCGGCTGCTTGGAGTTCGTTTAGGTGTTTGGCTTCATAAGCTGAGTATTCGGCGTTTGATTGTGTTGTTGGTGTGGTTTTAGGTTTTGATGCTGCTTGTCCGTCGTCGTCGGCAGACGCAATGCCGCAGGCTGATTGAAGGCTATATCTCTTTGCATAGGTCAAGGCACTGCCGTAGCCTTGGGCATCTTTTTTGGTTGCAGGCACGTGCAGTTTGCCTGCTGATAGCATCTCACCAGACTCATGAATGAATGTTGTTTCAACAATTACACCATCGTCACACAGGTGCGTTTGCTGCATGAGCATGATTCCGTTGTCGTTTAAGCCATCAATGACAGCTTCAATACAGGCATCGAGGGCTGCATATTTTGCCCGCAAATGTGGGTTGACTGAGTTTTTCAGCGCGGGGCCGAACGCCTTTTGAGCCTTTACCAAAGCGGCGGCAATTTTTTGCATGGTTGTTTTCTCCTTTTGTTTAACCATGCTAGAAGTTTAACACAAAACAAAATAATGTCAACAAATATTTTATAAATAAATAAAAATCGTGTTACACTACAAGCATGAACCAACATGAACAAGATATGAAATTACTCGATTTTGCGAGACGGCTAAGCGGTGGATACCGTAAGCTGGCTTTGCGGATCGGGGCAAACAGCGGCGCACTATGCCAGATGTGGGTGAAAAATGGAGTACCCCACAAGTGGCGTTTGGCGTTGACATATCACTTTGGTGATGCTTTTAAGGCAGTGCAGAAAGCAGAAAGCAAAATAAAGAGCGCACCAGCACCAGCACCAGCAAAAAAAACCACCAAAGAGGTGAAAAACATTCACGACTTAATTGAGGAGCAAAAGAAAATATTGGCAGATTTAGCCAACAAATAAGCGAAAAGGCAACGTGTAAGCCCTGCTTACAAGTTTTCATTGCCTTTATAATCAAAATTCGGGCGGTTTATGAGTTGCGTGGACGAGACGCATTTACTGATAAGCCGCAAGGCCTACCCATACTTGTCAGGACTCGTCCTCTTGGCTTGTGTGGGTTTTTTTTTTGAGCCGGCTAGTTAGGAAGTCATGAGCCTAGCTTTGACTATGAATGTTTATCAGACATTTTATCAACCATAACAAAACAAGATTTGGATGCATTGATGCTGGAGAAGACTTATGGCAAGAATTAGAACCGTTAAGCCGGAGCTTTTTCGGCATGAGGCTTTATTTGAGGCCGAGCAAAAGACAAAATTGCCTTTGCGCCTTGCTTTTGTGGGGCTTTTTACTGCGTGCGACAGAGAAGGACGATTTAAGTGGAAGCCCAGATCGCTAAAACTGGACGTGCTCCCATACGACAACATTGATTTTTCACACGTGCTTGATGCGTTGGTTTTGAATGGTTTTATTGTCAAATATGAATTTGATGGCGAAGAATTTGGGTGTATACCGTCATGGAGCCGACATCAAGTAGTTAACAACAGGGAAACAGAATCAACCATACCAAGCCTTGAAGAATCAACACCTTGCACGCGTGGGGCACGCGTGGGGCACGCGTCAGGCACGCCTCTTGTGCAAGAGCAAGGGGAAGGGAAAGGAAAGGAAGGGAATAGGAAGGGAAAGGAAAAGGAAAGCGTGATTATCACGCGCCCTGATTTTGTTTCCGAAAGAGTTTGGAATGATTGGATTACCGTTAGGAAGAAAAAAGGCGCACCAACAGTTACCGAGACAGCTTGGGAGCTGATCGTCAGCCAAGCGCAAAAGGCTGGATATTCAATAGAGGACGCACTAAAAGAGTGTTGTTTGCGTAACTGGGTTGGATTCAAAGCGGAATGGCTAGAAAATAAAGCCGGTCAATCGGGCGCAGTGATAGAGAGCTTTAGGGAAAGAGACCGGCGGAAAGCGATTGAGCGAGTCAAAGACTTTGCCCCACTAGCAGCCGCAAGAGAGGATGAAACCGAGATTTACGACGCAGGTTATGAGCTAATTTTTGGAAAGGTAACGAAATGACATTACAGCGGAAATGGGTAGATGCAATTTTCACAAAGCTGACGGTTCGATACGGTAAAGCGTTTCTCAATCGGTGGGAAGGTGTTGATATTGAATTGGTAAAAGCGGATTGGGCGCACGAGTTGGGGGATTTTAATGACAGCCCTGATGCAATCAAATACGCGCTTGAGTACATGGATCCGGCAAAGCCACCGACAGCCGCAATGTTTAAAGAATTAGCACGCCGAGCCCCAGCGAAAGAAATGCCCGTGTTAGAGGCACCAGAGGCAAACCCAGAGCTAGTGGCCAAGGTCATGAGCGAGATAAATACAGTCGCCAAGCCTAACGGTCGAGACCCGAAAGATTGGGCAAGGCGGATTGTGGCAAGGCATGAAGCAGGTGAGAAAATCTATTCATACAATTTACGGCTAGCACGGGCAGCATTAGAGACCGTGAAAGCATGAGCGCAACTGTTTCCAAAGAGGAAAAAGCTGAATGCGAGGAATGCGCAACAGGAGGGATTTACAACATGGCTTGCCTTGATTGTTGCGCCCGCTTGGTACTCACAGCCAGACCCAGCAAGATCGAGGCTAATAAATTGCTTCACTACTTGCAACGAGCATCAAAATTCACTAGGGCAGAAGTTTTAAAAAGATTGGGGGAAATACAAAATGGTGGAATTTAAAGGGGCATTGATTAACGCACAGCAAGCGCATGGCGTTTTCCAAGAATTGTGGGTAATGCTCAAAGCCGGACTGATGGCAGGGCATCAATACCAGATTGAAATCAAAGGCGATACGCGCACTCAAGCGCAAAACCGGCTGATGTGGGCGATGCTCAATGATGTTGCCAGGCAGGTAGATTGGCACGGTCAAAAGCTGAGCCCCGAGGATTGGAAGAATGTTTTTTCTGCATCGCTTACACGTCAAAGAGTAGTGCCCGCGCTCGATGGCGGATTTGTGGTTTTGGGCAAAAGCACCAGCAAGATGACGAAGCCGGAAATGACGGAACTGTGTGAGCTGATCCAAGCGTTTGGATCAGAGAGAGGCGTTAAATTTACAGCACCGGAGGCGCAATATGAGACATGAAATTGTTTTACCTTGGCCAGTTAGTGGCCTGAGCCCGAATTCACGGGTGCATTTTATGAAACTTGCCAATCTTAAGCGGGCATACCGGCAAGAGTGCGGCTATTTGGCGTTAAAACAGCTTGGGAAGCATGCAATGACTATGCCCCAAGGGTTGACTATCACAATCGTGTTCAGGCCGCCTAGCGCCCGTAAATACGATTTGGACAATTGCCTAAGCAGGATGAAGGCGGGACTGGATGGGCTGGCTGATGCGATACAGGTGGATGATAGCAAGTGGGATTTGGTTTTGAAAAGGGGGTGGCCGATTAAGGGGGGTGAGGTGCACATCACGATTGAAGAAAAAAAAGATGAAAATATTTTGCAAAATACTTGACAATTTATAAAATCATGTTATAGTTCTATTCATGCGCTCGATATTGAGTTCACCGCACCGGCGGAACCGGTAAGAGGATGTAAGT